TCAGTAACAATACCACCTACATAAGCAGAGCCATACACAACAGGCAATTTATTATCTGTAGCTGGTGGCAATTGTTGGCGATTGCCGGGGTTTTGCGAATAACCAGAACCATCAATATTAGGCTGATTTTCATTGGCAAAGGCTTTTGATATGACAGCAGATGCCAGCATAGCAACACCCATAGCAATTAATTGCGGATTTTCTGTTACTACACCAGCAACAATTAATACAGCCCCAACAACATAATTTGCCATTACATCACCCAATGATTAGAAAGTTTTTTAACTTTCAATTTTTGATAATCAATATCTAAATAAGATGAAAAATAAACATCTTGGACTGTGCCTAATTGTTTCATTTGATCACCTATTTCTAAATATTTTTTTAATAATCTTAACGATGTTTTTTTATTTAACCCATGCCACATAACTTCTTGCAATATATAAGCATCTTTAATCCATAATGAGGGAGTTTTTATTGCACATAAAACCCCACTAAAATCTTCTGCTATTAATATAAATCCTGTTCCAGCCAATATGTTATTTAATTGAGCAACAACCTTATCTTTAGATTCCTCTTGTTCACATTTTAAAAAATCACAATTGCTTTTATGTGTTCTTCCAAAGTCCCTTATTAAATCACATATATTATCAATATCAAATTTGTTTGCGTATCTAATCATGCTTTTGGAATTGTTTTTCCAAAGTAATAACTAATATTAGATACAAATGCAACCCTATCCATGCTTGTATCATCTGGATTATAAAACTGCCAAGAGCTATTATTAGTATATCTACCACCAATTCTGTTCTTTAAAATAATCTGAATGGATGAAGCATTAACAGTAATTACTCCAATATATTGCCTTATTTCTTCCATCCATTGTTCTTGAATGGCAAAGCTGTTTATATATCCATTAAAGAATTGATATAAACCCCCTGTGCCACCAGTTGTAATTAATTCTCCATTAGTATTAAAGAATCCATGCCATGCTTCAATTTGTGATCCTTTAACTTCTTGACTTAATACCCATCCTAATACTGCTGTATCAATTCCAACCAAAGTAAAAGATGTTTCATTTGCAGTTGATTTAATATCTCTTTGAGCATCGCCAACCTTTACCAATGTTCCTAAAGCATCAAATGGCTCAGAATCGACTGCTGGTATTGTTAATGCTGATGCTGTGGTTGCAAAGCGATATGTAGCAGATGGGGTTGTAACACGAACAAAATCGGCATACCGAATATTATTAGTGTTTTGAACTGGTAAAATTTCATTCATAATACAGCTTCAAATGCTTTAAATGATCCAGACCATTGAATAAAGGAATCATTGGTCATAGGAATTAAATTATAAGTTGGGTAATCTCTAAGTATTACTGGGAATGTAACCCCTGTATAACTTGTTCCACCCATTGCAACAGTTAAACCATATTGCCCTATAACAGCATTAACAGGGCTTACCAAAGTAGTAATTAAATTGCGATGCACAGGAATATTAACTGTTGATCCTGTACCCCTAAGTACATCTGCTGTAGCTATGTAAGCATATCTTCCTACTTGGCAAAAATCTCCAACTTTAACTATATATTTTGTTGCTGGTATAGTTGGCAAATTACCGAGTACTAATGTTTTATTAGCTGAACTTGTTTGCCATTGTGTTGTTGGTATTTGTAAAGCAGTTAAATCGCCTTGATAATCAATGTAGCCTTCCCAGCCTGTTGTTCCAAAATTCAAGTATTGTTCTAATGCTTTATCAGGAATTCGCAATGAATTTAAAAGACCTCTGCTTTTGCTGTATAGCAAATAATTCATTGGCTTCATATCAAAAGCAAAAGGCACAACTGTAATAATTTCACTTGTACTAATTCTTTGGTTTCTGCTAATAACTTGCCCTACAAATCTTTGGTCATTTATGCCAACAGATTCGCTAATAGCTAAAATTTGATTTAAAGACATAATTACCTCGATGTAGGCACAGATCGACTAGCTGATTGATTAGCTGACCAAATTGCCATTTTGTTTTTAGCAAGAAACTGAATTCCAGATTGAGTATCAATAGCTTGCATATTTTGAATAACCGGACCATTGTAAATAGTTTGTGGGCTATTACCCATTACATTAGATAGTTGATTATTAGGAATAATTGTTCCAGCAGTTCTTGGAACAAACAACTCCGGTCCTCTTTCACCAACTAAAGATGGCACTCCAACTGGGGGATCGCCACCATCTGCAAATGCTCCTGATGTCCATTGTGCTGTTGTAATGCTATCTACACCACCAGCACTTCCAAATAAACCACTAAACATATTGCCAGCACCAGTAATAGCTTGCATAGCCAACATACGCATTTGAATTTTAATTAAATCTTTTAATACACTTTGAGTAAAATCAGCAAAAGAAAACTTGCCTGTTTCCACAAATTTATCAATTGCAGAATTCATGTTTCCTGTAAATGAACTAAACATATCTGATGCTAATTTGCCATAGTTATAGGCATCTTCAGCATATTGAGCAAATGCTTTATCCCAACCATAGGTAAATGTTCTTTGGCTTGCAATAGCGGCTTCTTCTTTTGCCCTAGCCGCTTTTACAAATGCATCACTAAGTTCTTGCACTTTAGCAATTTGTTTATCATATTCAGCTAATACTTTTGGAGTAGCATCACGACCAGCCGCTTCTTCTCGCCTTTTTGTAATGTCATCAATTTTTCTGCTAGTTGCATCTAATACTTGATTAACTGTTTCCTGAATTTTTCTTTCATTATCAGTCATGCCAGCCATTTTGATTCTTGTATCTAATTGCTGTAATGCAAATTTTTGTTGTCTTTCATATTCAACAGAAATTAACTTTGCCATTTCAAGCATAGTTTTTTCTTTATCAGCAATCGTTTTTTCTTTTTCCGATAGCTTGTCATACTTTGTGCCTTCTAATAAAGGCTTTGGTGTTTCTTTTTTCTTAGGTGTTCCAGAACCTTTAAACTCTGTTCCTTGAGCCATTGGGTTTTCTGCATCAAAATTAACTGCACCACCTTGATCTTTAAACTCTCTATATTGATCGCCTAGGGTTGTTAAATAATTAACAATGGCAGACAATGGTTGAACCAGCTTAACCATAAAGTAATAAGTATTACTGACACCTTTTTGAATATTATCCCAAGCATCACCAGCACTTTTTAATGCGGCTTCTAAATCTGGGTCTGCAACCTTTTTATATTCTTCAACATATTTAGCCCACTCAATTCCTTTAGCGGCTTTGCCCAAAAGCTCTACTGCTTTGGCATTACGCAATATTGGATCTTCAATAGTTCCTAATTGCTCGGCAACTCTTTGCATTAATTGTTCTGGATTTAACTTTTGTACTTCAGCGGCAGTTAATCCAACTTGTTTAAATGCATCTCTGAGTTTATCGCTACCATCTCTTGCTTCTTGGGTATTGACTGCTAACTTAGTAAGCATTACTCCTAAGTTTTCAGCTTTACCACCTGACATTTCTAGGGCTTTGCCCATGCCAACAATAGCACCTATGCTAGTGTCAAATGCAGAAGCCATATCAGATATAGCATCAGCTTTTTCAAATATTTTGTAAAGTCCAGCCATAGCAAGACCAACACCCAAACCAACTTTGCTTACAGTCGCACCAAATTCTGATGCGGCATTTTGAGCATTTTTAAAAGCCTTCTTTTGATTGGCTTCAAACTGTTTGGTGTTTTTGGTGGCATCTTCTAAGCCAGCCTTAAATTCAGAAGAATCTAAAGCTAGTTTGACACCTAATCTTGCTAGTATTGACATTTATCCACCCTTAAATCTTTTCGGATCAAACCCTTTTGCCCTAGTAACAAACATAGACAGGGCTTCATTTACTGCTTGTTTATTATCTTGTGGTGGATAAAGATACTCATAAAATCGCTTACCTATTACTTCTTGTAACTTGTAAGCTGGTTTATTTGGCTCTCTAATGTAATTATATACTCCTGTAGTTAAACTGCCAATAGTTTCAACAATGCTTTGATTGCCAATTTGACCATCTGCATACATAACTACAACTTGCCTAAACACATCTTCATCTAGTTCATCTGGGTTTGCTCCATGAGCCAACATATAAATCTTAGCTTGCTGACGAATGGAGCTTATTAGTTTTTTCTTATTTCCTCATAGCTAGGGCTAATTACTTCTGCAATTTTTCTAACTAAATCATATTGAATTGGCTTTGGGAAATCTTCTGAAATTTCTTCATAGGTAACATCTGTAAGGGTTTCTCCGTTAGGAAGCACTAACAATTTAAAAGATTCCACAATTCTAATTTCGCTACCAGCTTGAGCTTCTGCAAGTTTACGCAAAGAAGTTTCACCCATCATTACATCATTTTCTAGAAACTTAACATTTGCATCTGATTGCTCGACTTCTTCTTTTCTAGCCAAAATTCCTTTTGTTAATTCAGCATATTTTTCTTCTATTAGTTCTGGTGGTGGAGCTTCAGACTTTTTAAATATTTCTTCTGCTTCTACAGTTTTGGGAATACGCACCTTAAACTCTTGACCCTTAAATTCAAAAGTTCTAATTCTAATAGCATCTAAATTTATCTTTAGGGATTTTGCTAATCTGCTCATGTTTTATACCTTTTTTGATTTATATTGTTGAAGTTTGTAGGTTAAAAAAGAACCTAAAATACTAATTACTCTTGTAGCTGTTGATTCTAATGCTGGTCTAAGATAAGGTTGTGGGGCAACAGACTTATTACCAAACTCTTGTGAAATGCCCCTTTTGTCTGTTCTAGCTGACACTATGCCAATGGCTATATCATTTGGCTCTGAATATATTGATCTTTGATCTCTAGAATTAGGAACTCTAGCAGAAAGTTTAATAGTATCCTTTAAGTGAGGAGTAGTATTATTCTTTTCATCGTAAGGGGCTAGTTGCCTTGCAGTCTGTAGAACTGGTTGCATGGCTGTTCTAATGGCTGGCAAAAGGACTTTGCTGGCAGTTTTGCCATAGCATAAATCTTCACCCATTTCTATTAAGACAGCTTCTAATTCTTTGAAGCCTTCTAATTTAGCTGAAATAATTTCAGCCATGTTATTCCACCGCTTTAATTAGCTTATGGAAAATAGCATTGTTTAATCTACCAACATAATCTACCACTTCTTCTGGTGATAGCTTGTCTGCATGGTATTTGGCTATTTCATAAGCCATATTGATTCCAGCAATACGCTGTTGCTTAAACCCAAACCAATTCTTGCTGTCTGAATTGGCTTGGGAAATAATGTAGTTTAGTAAATCTTGTGATCCATTTTGTACTGTCATATATTTTTCTATTAAGTGTTGTTAGACCAGCCATAAGAATTACCACCAGTTGGATGAATGGTAAACATAAATTTACCTTCAGCAGATGGGGACATATCCCATTGCAGACCACCAACACGACCATTAAATGCATAAGCAACTGTATCTGTACCATCATAAACAGCGATTACATAAGTACGGATAATTGTGCCATTGTAACCATCATCACGAATTAACAATTGTGCTGTATCTGCTGGATTCCATGCAGAAGTAATTGTCAAAGAAGTAACTTGGTTTTGAGTTGTGATCTTAGCACCAGTTCTTGCACCAGCTACAGAATAGGCGGCAAATGCATCATCAGCACCAAAGGCTGGGATAGCTTCAACAGGAACAAAAAGACCATCACCACCAGCACCACCAGCTTCAGTACCAACGATATTTGCTACTTGTCCTGTCCATGTGGACAATTGAGCATCAGTTAATGCTGTTGGACTAGCACCTTCTTGCATCCATAGGGTTGCCACATAACCGGGCAATACTTTATTAATAAGAGCCATTTTGAACCTCG